ATCACCAATCCTCCATTATCTGTATCTCAGCATAAAGCAGACCTTCCCAAAGATATTATTAATATTAGAGGAGTTAGATTAATTACTAATGAAAATAACTTTTCTGATCGACCTATTCAAGTAAGACACGCTACTGACACATATCATTTGTCAAGGGATAACACCCCTCAAGAGAAAGAATATCCTTTAGCACATCCTGACGAGTATACATATACCGTAGATGGTGATGTGTTAACCACTTCTTTTACAACAGGATTAGTTCAAGTAGCTTACAAATCACTTAAGACTTGTGATGATGGTTACCCGCTGCTCCCAAATGATGAGGATGTTCTTAGAGCAATTGAGTATCATATAAGAATGAGATATTTAGAGCCTTTATGGGAAGCAGGTATGGTAACTGATAAAGTATTTAATCATGTTACTCAAAATAGAGATTGGTATATAGGAGCTGCTCAAAGTAAATCACAGCTTGCTAACATTGATCATGTTGAGTCTGTAATGAATGCAGTTAATAGATTGATTATACCATCTACATCTTATGAACAAGGCTTTAAGAGGCTTGGAAATAAGGAACGAATTAAACGCTATCACTAATGCCTAATAAATCGATTCGTTATACATATGCAGGTGCAAATCAGGATCTTACTAAGAGTAAGCATACTAACGAGTATTATTTTGACGCACAGCACGTAAGGATTATAGCAACTTCTGACCAATCAACAGGTAGCTTAGCTAATGAGAAGGGTACAGAAGAAGTAGTAGCTATTCCTTCTTCTATTTTTATAAATACAGGCCAAAATACTATTACGTTTACTGGTGGCAATACTGTATCATATAGTAATGGTAATGAGATAGATGAACAGAGAACTGCTGGAACCTTACCTATATCTTCTAATAGTCAAGAAATTATAGGCCATGCAACCACCAGACGAGGCATAGTGCTATTTACTACAGATGGGCTCGGAATGGATTGCATATGGGAAATAGAAAATGTAGTTGGTTCTGATTATACTATTGAGCTAAAATATCTTCGCAATTTAGGATTCTCTAAGGATCATCCTATCCAAGCTATATATAATTACGAGAATGATAATATACAAAAAGTATATTGGGTGGATGGTATTAATCAGATTCGTCATATTAACCTTCGACATGAAAATATAGAAGATAATGATTTGTTAATAGATATACCTTCTACAGCAATTGACTTTGTAGGTAGAGTATCATTTAGTCAGCCAACGATTCCTCAAGTTATTACTGGAGGTAATCATACAGCTGGTAAGATTCAGTATGCTTATAACCTATATAGACTAAATTCTTCTCAGACAAAAATAAGCCCTCTAAGCGAATTAATTCCTTTAAGTAACCAAGTAGGTGGTGGAGACGTAGATGAGGTCGTAGACGCTGTCCCTGTGGTTCAAATAGACAATCTTGACACCTCTTACGACTACATAAAGGTATACGCTATCAAATATACCACATTAAACTCCATTCCAAGTATAAGTTTGATACAAGAACAGGAAATTGGAGACAACACCACTCTTACTGTGTATGATGATGGAGGGGTGATTGATACATTAACTTTAGAAGAATTTGTATTTTTAGGTTCTGATCCTATTATACCTCAGCATATTAATGCTAAAGATAATAGATTATTTCCTTCTAACATACAATCTAAACCTTATATCTTACCTGATGGTGTAGATATGAGGGCTTTTTCATATAATCAATCTGCTACTAGTACTAAAGTATGGGATAACATACAAGTTGTAAATGGTGTACCTACGGGTAGTTCATATGATATATTGACTTCTAATGATCAACCTCCTGCTAAGCATGATGCTGTAAATATCCAAATGGATAATAGGATTTATAAAAGGAATAGTAGTGCTTTAGGTGCTACTGGTAAATACTGTGAAGTAGCTATTGTACAAAAATCTTTAGCTGATCCTGATAATGCAAGAGTATTTAAAGATGGGGAAGTATATAGAATAGGTATAGAGTTCTACAATAATTTAGGTCAGACCTCTTTACCTCAATGGATATGTGATTATAAAATGCCTTCTGGTAATTTGGAAGGTAACTACAATACATTGCGTGTAGATATACGCACGGCTTTTTATGATGATTTTATAAATGTAACTTATGATGACGAAAGCAAACGACCTGTCGGATATAGGATACTAGTAGCTGAGAGGCAAGACAAAGATAAATTAATTGTGGCACAAGGTATAGTGTCATCAATGATGTTTCAAGTATTAGGTGATGAAGCAGAAGACTTTAAGCAATTTAAATCTTTTGCTATACGTGAACAACAGCAAGATGCTAAATTAAAAATGCCTAGCTATTTAATTAGGAATTTTAGTAAAGTACCTGATACTGCAGCAGCTAATGATAATAATGGTGTATTATTAGACACAAGACATCTTGCATGGTTAAATGATGATCCTGACAACAATGCAGATGAAGGTGGAGAAATATATTCAACTACAAACAGTAAAAATAAAATTTCTCAAACTTTTCAGCATACTAAGATGATGCAGTTATATACACCTGAAATTACATTTGGGATTCCAAGTAATGTATCTGCAGCGACAAAAGTTAAAGTAAAAGGTCTTTGTCAAAATACTCTGAATGGTATAGATGCGGAAGACAGGTTAGTAGCTACACAAGAAGTAATAAGGAATGGCAAATCTGAATCAGGGCTAAATCCTTTTCGTATTACTACTAACAATTATATAGAGGATAATAGTTTTAGAAGGATATTTTTTACACCTAAATCAGATTATCAACAACCTGGTCAGCCTGATTATAATAATCCATATGCTTTTATAGGATTAGTAGGTAACTCAGATAGTAATGGTGGAGACTCTATGGCATTTCATCAGTACTATAGGCAGTTTAATACATTTGTAGCTGATACTACTAATAGGGAATACTCTATATATGGTAGTCCTGAAATAAGTACACGAGGAGCAGATGCTCAATTCTATTATAATGATCCTAATTTTAAGTATGTAAATAGTCTATTACCATTTACATCTGATGGAGAAGATGATTGTGATCAATGTCCACTTGTAGCATCTATTAATAGTTATAACTCTGACTGTGTAACATTTGTTTTAGGTTCTGACAATCAGAATACTTCTGATAGAAAAGGATTAGAAGATTTGCATGCAGAGAGCAGCTTAGCTGTTAATGATGGTGCACTTATTGTTGATTTCAAAAGAGATGATTCTTATATCTATACAGGTACTATGTATGGGGGAGTATCATATGAAGATAAGAAGCGTACCACATATATAGGTGTAGGGGAATATAAAGACTTTAATTCAACATTTGTACAAATAGATAATCCAGGAGATACTTATGTACAAACGTTTAGATTCTTGCGAATTCATAAGACTGATACAGAAGTTTATGATGTAACGCAATTACAACTAACTGAAATTGTAGAATTTAAAGTAGAAACTACGGTTGATATAAAAAATAGGCATGATATCTCTTTTGGAGGATGGGACGCTAGATTTCAACCAAGAGAGACAGAGTTTCATCAATATAATACTGTTTATAATCAGCAGTCTAAATTGATTACCACTGAAGATACCCCTGTAACCTTTAGAATTGTCGATAATTTTGATACACGTATTCAGTCCACTAAGTTAAAGGTTCCTAATGAGACAATAGACTCATGGACTGATCTTCTTGTCAATGAAGTCATGGACATTAACGGCAAATACGGAGCTATCAATAATTTAATTGAGTTTAATGATGAGCTATATGCGTTCCAAGATGAAGCTATTGCCAAAATACTTATCAACCCAAATGTACAGATACAAGCTACTGATAATATATCAATAGAGTTAGGTACTGGTAACATACTATATGATTTCCAATATTTAACTACTAAGTCTGGCTCCATAAATAAGTGGGGTATTATAACAGGCAAGCGAGGTATATATTATTATGATGCATTAAATAAAGGAATAGGTAGGGTTCCTGATGCTGTACAAATTTTACTTACAGATGTTAAAGGCTTCCATAGTTTCTTTAATAATAATTTCTCTTATAGTGATCTATCTATAGATAATCCTTTAAATGCACAAGGTGTAGTAGCAGGGTTTGATAACTATAATAGTGATGTCTATTTTACATTACATCAAGGTGATCAATCTTTTACGAGATGTTTTAATGAGTTAAGAGATGAGTTTATTGACCTGAAATCATATCTACCTACTAGATATATTTACAAAGGTGAGAAACTATTAGGAGTGCCTACTAGTAATGATGCAGTACATGAACATTATGCTGGTGACTATAATACATATTATGGCCAATCATCACCTTCATATATTATATTGTTAGTAAATCCTGAGAGTGACATGGATACTATTATTAATAATATTCAATATGCATCAGAGATATATTTAGATGATGTAGATCAACCACAGCAAACTCTCACTCATATACAAGCTTACAATGAGTATCAGGACTCAGGTCGCATACCTCTTGTACTTGGTAGGAGAGATAATCTTCGTAGAAGGTTTAGAGAATGGAGAGCTGCAGTACCTCGCAATGCTGGATCAAGACAGCGCATAAGAAACCCTTGGATATACTTAAAACTAGAGTTAGATAATACCTCTAATTACAAAATGATATTACATGATATAAGAGTGGATTACTCTGCGTAATTTGTAATGTGACAAAATTTGTAATTAGAGGTATTATCTAACTCTAGTTTTAAGTATATCCAAGGGTTTCTTATGCGCTGT